GCCCCACTACCCTAACCTACACTGTATGTCTTTTTCGAGCTATCTATCACTCTCATAAAAAAAAATTTTTACATAAAAAAATGTCTCCAAAAAGAAAAGCAAATTGCCACGGATGGGGAATCTTCGGAGGCAAGCACAAGAAAAAGAAAAATTGCGCAACTGGTATCTTCAGAACTCCTGCTCAAAAAAGAGCATCCTCAAAAAGAAAGAAGAGATGAAAAAATCAGCGCCATATTGGAATTTTTGGAGAGTGATACTTGCAGGATGGATAATCAGATATCCAAAGCAAATGAGTAGAATTGCATTAACATCTCTTGGTATTTTGATTAGTCTGATATATAATGCACTGGTAAAATAACTTTACCATAAAAAAATTTCGTAAAAAATTTTTTATGCAAACAGAAAAAATATATCACATCTACGCAAAAGATAAGTGTTTATTTCATTCTATCAAAGAGGATGAATTTGAAACAACTTGGAGCACCATTAACAATATGGTAGGAATTATGAAAACTGACTATGTTATAGAAGACTTATCCTATGAGGAATTGATTTTTCAGAAAGAAATAAGTTTAAACTCTTCACATTGACAACTGCATATATAGACTGTTAAAATTGAACTGAAGGTTTTAGTTAACTTATGAATTTAGTAGAAAAATTCTTTTCTTTTTTACCTAACATACTTGATGAAAATCAATGTTGGGAATGGAAGGGTAAAGTTGATGCTTATGGATATGGTTATATTTGTAATCATAAAAAAATTTTAAAAGCACATAGAGTTTCATATGAAATTCATTATGCAGAACCTTTAAATGAACTACATTGTCTTCATAGATGCGATAATCGTAAATGCGTTAACCCGTCGCATTTATTTGCAGGAACTAATCTCGATAATGTAAAAGATAAAGTTTCTAAAGATAGATGTTATACTGGAAATCAAAAAGGCGAAAATAATGGAGCATCAAAACTTTCTGATAATCAAGTTAATGAAATAAGAAAGTTGTTTAATACTCAAAACTATACAACTATTAAACTTGGACAACTGTATGACGTTAATCGTTCTACAATTTCTTATATTGTAAATAATAAAACTTTTAAACATCTATTGGAGAATTGACAAAATGGCTAAGGGCTTTACTGTTAAAGCGGCAGCACCAAAACCTACATCTCAAGAGTGGGATTATGATGCTATTAAAGAAAGGATGCGAGGAAAATCGATTGTTTTTTGTTTGCCCGGTCGAGGATGCTCTTTTATCTTTTTGAAAGCATTTGTACAACTTTGTTTTGATATTGTACAGAATGGAATGAGCATTCAGATCTCCCAAGATTATTCATCAATGGTTAATTTTGCGCGATGCAAATGTCTTGGAGCAAATGTTCTAAGGGGACCAAAACAAGTTCCTTGGGATGGAAAACTTGAATATGATTATCAACTTTGGATTGACTCGGATATTGTCTTTGATTCTAACAAATTCTGGCAACTCTGTGATCTTGCTTTGAATGAAGAAGGAGAAGATCGTGAAGTAGTTGCTGGTTGGTATGCAACTGAAGATGGACACACAACTTCTGTCGCACATTGGTTGGAAGAAGATGATTTCCGCAAGAATGGTGGAGTCATGAATCACGAAACTGTAGAGTCTATCTCAAAGCGTAAGAAACCATTTACAGTTGATTATACTGGATTTGGTTGGGTATTGATTAAGAAAGGAGTTTTTGAGAATCTTGAGTATCCTTGGTTTGCTCCAAAGATGCAAGTCTTTGAGTCAGGCGCAGTTCAAGATATGTGTGGAGAAGATGTTTCTTTCTGTCTTGATGCTATTGATAAGGGATACAATATCTGGTGCGATCCTCGTATTAGAGTTGGTCATGAGAAAACTCGTATTATCTAATGAATAAACTTTACAATGTCCTTTACAAAGGGCGTAAAATTTATACAAATCTCACTGCAGAAGAATGTAGTGAGATCTTACAAGACTTCTCAGAATCTTTTTTCTCAGGAGAACTAATTGATCCAGAACTTATAGAATTGGAGGAAATCTAAAATGGCAATGAATAAAAAAGAATTTGAATCTGGAGCGCCTAAGAAAACACGTCAAGGTCGTTCTGCTCGCACATTACTCAGTGCAACTTCTCGTAATGGACGTAAGAAAAAATATAGGGGTCAGGGTAAAGGTTAAATAGTTAAAAAGACTATGTATCCACTAGATTGTTACGAAGAATGGAAACATATTCATAATGAAGATCTTTGGGTATATAACAAACTCTTTTTAAATCATATTCTAGGGCATCTCTGCGGACCTGCAGGGGTGCCTGTTCCTTTTTCTGGGTATTATATAGTCCGACCTAGTATTAATTTACTTGGTATGGGACGTTTTTCTCGTATAGAATGGTTGGAAAAAGAAACAGATCATCTACATCCAGCAGAATTTTGGTGTGAAATCTTCAATGGAACACATTTAAGTGTAGATTTCTATCAGAAAAAATCTTCATTAGTAGTTGTTGGTGAAAAAAATACAGAAGATCCACTTTACAAATGGAATAAATGGTATAAGATAGAAAAAAATATAGAGTTTCCTGCTGTTTTAAACAAAGTTAAAGGAAACTATGACTGGATAAACTGTGAATTCATAGATAATAAACTGATTGAAGTTCATTTCAGGAGAAATCCTGATTTTAGATACGGAAATTCAATTGCAATTCCAGTTTGGAAAGAAGAAAACGCTAAGAAAATAGAAAATTTAACTTTTATAGAGGACCAAGATTATCTTAGAAAAGGTTTTTATATCGATTTTTGAACATAACGGGATAGAAACCCCGTAAAAAGTTCTGATCTAAAGTATCAGGAGCAAAAAATGACTAAACAAGTCGATAAAGATCAAAATTTTATGAACTCTCAATGGGGAACTCTGTATTTGTCATCTGAATATGGTTGGGAATCTAAAGTCGAGAAGCAAAAAATGCTTCGTGAGATTGCAAATGATGATTTGACGCCAAAAAAACACGATTTTTATCATCAAAACGACATTCATTCAAAAATTAGAAATGATATTGATTATGATGATTGGGAATATGGCACGGAACCCATTTACGAATCAAAAAATCTATGATAAATAATATTAAATTTAAAATTTAATATGCCTTTAGAACGAGTAAGTAGTGGTTTTAAAGATATAAGTATGTCATTTCAGACTAATCCTCTGAATAATGATCTTATTGGAATTAAAAATGAAACTGCGATTGCTCGTTCTATAAGAAATATTGTACTTACTCAACCAGGAGAAAAATTTTTTAATCCTTCTTTTGGTTCTCAAGTAAAAAAATCACTATTTGAAAACCTTGATGATCTTACATCTACCACAATTAAGGATGAAATAGAAAATTCTATTGAAAATTATGAACCAAGAGTTGAATTAATTGATGTTAGTGTTGTTCCAGAGTATGACAATAATTCATTTAATGTCACAATAATCTATAGAATTATTGGTGCAGATGTACAACCCCAACAGTTAGAATTTGTATTACTTCCTTCTAGATAAATGACATTAACAAATTTTTCAAATTTAGATTTTGATCAAATCAAAACAACACTAAAAGATTATTTGAGGTCAAACTCAAATTTTACTGATTATAATTTTGAAGGTTCTAATCTTTCCACAATTTTAGACGTATTAGCATATAATACCTATATTACCTCATATAATGCGAATATGGTCGCAAATGAGGTTTTTATTGATAGTGCTACATTAAGGGAAAATGTTATTTCTCTTGCTAGAAATATAGGGTATATACCTAGATCTAGAAAATCTGCAAGAGCGACCGTAAGTTTTTTTGTAGATTTTTCAAATTCAGATTTACAGAGTTCTTTTGTGACTCTTAATAAGGGAATAATATCCACCAGTTCAAAAAGTTTTTCAAATCAATCATTTGTATTTTCCATATTAGAGAACATTACAAAACCAGTTCTAAATGGAGTAGCATCTTTTGATGATATAAAAATCTATGAAGGTTCTTTAGTCACCAATAAATTTACATATAGTACAAATAACTTAAACCAGAGATTTATTTTACCAAACTCCGGTATTGATACTGAGTTACTTTCAGTATCTGTAGAGAGATCTGGAGTTAAATCAAACTATATCCTTCATAAAAATATTTTAGAAATAGATAAAAACTCTAAAGTATTTTTTATACAAGAAGTAGATGATGAAAGATATGAAATAATTTTTGGAGATGGTATTTTTGGAGAATCTTTACAGAATAATGATGAGATAGAAGTTTCATATATTGTGTCCAATGGTGAATCTGGAAATGGAATCTCTCAGTTTTCTTTTTCTGGGTTATTAAAATCCTCCAATAACGAAAATATTACTTCAGGAATTTCTTTATTAACAACTGGTTTAATTTCATCTGGAGGAGAAGATATTGAATCAATCGAATCTGTTAAAAAATACTCCGGAAGAATATATGCTTCACAGAACAGAGCAGTAACATCAAATGATTATGAATCTTTAGTCAAGAATGTAATATATCCAGAAACAGAATCTATTTCTGTTTTTGGTGGGGAAGAATTGATTCCACCTCAGTATGGAAAGGTCTTTATCAGCATTAAACCTAGAACTGGTGAATTTTTACCAAATTTAATTAAAGAAAATATAAAAACAAAACTAAAGCAATATGCAGTGGCGGGAATAGTTCCTGAAATTCTAGATTTAAAATATCTGTATATAGAAACTGATTCTAAAATTTATTATAATCCAAATTTATCATCTGGTCCGGATCAGGTGTTAACAAGTATCAACTATAATGTAAATAAATATGCAAAGTCTACAGAATTAAATAAATATGGAGCAAGATTTAAATACAGTAAATTTTTGAAAGTTGTAGATGATAGTCATGCTGCAGTTACTTCAAACATTACAAAAGTCTCAATACGTAGAGATTTAAGAGTTGTATTAAATTCTTTTGCAACATATTCTATTGGATTTGGAAATCAATTTCATATTTCAGATTTGAACGGGTTTAATATTAAATCATCTTCATTTAGGATGTCTGGAATACAACAAGATCTTTACTTATCAGATATACCAAACACTGATAGAGAGACTGGAATTATATTTTTCTTTAGTTTGCCAAATAAAAATTCAACTG